AGTTTGTGGACTTACTTTTACAAAATAACCCCTAATAAAAAATACACCCTCTTCAATAGAAGCTGCACAACCAATAGCTGATGCATCTACAGCTACAGTTGTTGCAAATGGGTTATTAGCAACAACACGTGAATCTAGATATTCAATATCAGTAGTAGCTACAAGATTTTCACCATCATTAAAAACATTAGATACAAAATCATTACCAGATTTTGTATATTTAATATACAATGTATATTTTCCCTTATCCGATTTAGTTGAAAGAAGATAATTAACTACTCTCGCCTCTACACCAGATGTTTGTCCTATTATTGTTTTACCAACTAATTTATCAAGATATTCAGCTAGTGGAATACCTAAGAAAGTATCTTCTAATTTTATCGCATAATATTGATTGTCATAACCAATTTGACCAGGAATGACCATCGAACCTTCTTTGAAGAAGTGTTGACCAAACTGCTCAATTTGATTTTGTAAAATAGTTTGTAATTGAGTTAATTCTCTTGCCTGAACAGGGCTACCAGGTTTAAATAGAACTCTTTTGAAGTTCTTATCTTCATTAAAATCATCAAAATATGGAGAAACGTTCAGATTTGTTTCTTGAGGCATTTTCTTAGAACTCTAATACGATTTTTACGTCTTCTTTCTGGGTAGCACTACGTTGTATTGCAGCCCTGTTATCTATGTATAAGATCTCACCAGAATATTTTTTAACTTCTGGTTGAGCCACACCTTCTATAAAGTTTTGTCCTAGTTGTACGTTAGCAGTTCCTACAATAGTTGCAGATACTGGAGTAGTAGTACTACCAAAACTGGTATCTATCCCAAGTGCATTACCAGAAGATTGGCCTGCAAGAGTATAAGTTCCTCCAGGCGCAATTTGGGAGGTGAAATCAACTTGTTTATGACCATAGATATCGGTTGCTATACCAGTAGGTGTATACATTTTCAAAACACCCGTAGATGAATCCCAATTAGCAACATATCCAACAGCAGTAGATCCAACACCAATTTGTTGTGATACTGCAGTATCAACTGCAAATGTAGTATCTGCAATATTACCACCACTTATAGTCTTAAGCTTAAGTGAAGTAAGAGAAACAGCACTAGATTGAGTTAAAGCTCCACCAGATAAAGTCTTTGGATTTTTAACAACACCAACTCTAGCAAAATCATTACCAACTATAAAATCAGGATTAGATGTATCATTCTCAAATCTTGAATACATTAATACTCTATATGCACCTAATTCTCTATAAACATCATGACCATGACCACCAGGAGGTGGAACCACAACTTCAATATTAGCTACAGATGTTGCGGCAACACCAACAGCTGATAATCCAGCAATAGGCCCACCAGTTTCTGTACCAGGAGCTCCTGGATAAAATTCCACTTTTGCTCTTGTATAACCAGTACCACCATTGGTAACAGTTACATCAGAAACCCTTCCTTGAGAATTAACTGTTACTGATGCTTTACCACCAGATCCATCCCCAAGTATTGGAATATTATTAAATGTAGTACCAATGGGTTGATATCCATCTCCTGCATTTAAAATAACTGCGGTTTCTACTTTTCCATCAACAGCATTATTCCTTACATCTGCAGTAGTTGAAGATGTATCCCAATTATTGGGAACAGGCATAAAATCAATAGAATCAAATTTTATGATTTCTGCGGGTTTAATTGTATAAAGATATTTCCAAATATACCCATCACCACTAGTACCAGCAGCTCTTGGTTCTAAATCTACAAAATCTGGTTCATCTAGTGATTGTCTACCCTGTGGGTTATCAGGACTTTGACCATTATTAATACAAATATAAACTTTAAGATCACTATTCACAACATAATATTGTGCATCATATAGATTTGTGGAAGATGTCTTAGGACTTTGACTCTCTCTTGTATAATTATTCTTATACATTTCATAAACAGTACCAGCAGTCCAACTATTTTTCTTCACCATTCTCTGAATATCACCACTACTTAATTTCTTAAGTCCCAGCATAGTATCCCATACATCATTATATTCCCTGAACCCATCCATAGGAGCGGGAGTATTAGTATTCCAATCGGTTTTACCGTAACCAGCAGCAATATCCGTAGAATTTGGGAATCCAATAAACGTATAATAATTATCAGTCCCAGCTATGCCAGCAATAAAGTTCGCAGCATTTAATATTCTAAACTGATCTGAAATAATCGCAGGCATTTTATTTTTTTAGACTATTTTTGTTTATTTATGTAGTTTTGTCAAAGTCGCTATAAGTTACAGCTAATGGATTGATACGTTTTACTTCTGGTGAAGTAGTTATACCAACATATCCATTCAAATTGTTAATATTAAACACTTTGGGGTTAGTAATAGATCTATTAATATTAGTCAATTTACCCCAACTATAGTAACCAAGAGCAGCTCCTTTTGACGCACCTGTATATGTAGTTGCAGTAACAATACCAGATGCATAAGATTGTACATTACATGCAACTTTAACAGTCGATGCATCAACGTTAGTTACTGTTTCAACCTTATAGATATTATCTATCATAGTTGTTCCCTGACCAACAATATTAGAATCTTTATCTATTGTTGTTGGGCCAGTTCCAGCAGTACCAACTCTAGAACCACGGACTACAAAGTAGTCACCAACAGAAATTGAACTTCTTGCAATATTACCAAATGCAGCCTGATTAAGGAATACATCAGAATCTAAAGTAAGTTCTATTGCATGTTTACTGTTGGGGCCAGTTGTATCATAAGCAATTGCAGTAATTACTCCATAATCACCTTCTATAGTGACCGTGTTGCAAGTTTCACGAGTTACACTTTCTTGACTTAACAATACTGTTGGATTTGTATTGGGAGTATATCCAAATCCACCATCATTTACAGTAATTGCACTAATAGTACCACCAGAACCAACAGTTGCAGTTGCAGCTGCACCTACCGTTTCACTACTACTCCAAACAATACTTGATGTTAAACCAACAGAGACCAATCTACCATCTCCATACGCAAGTCCATTAAATGTCTTATTGACGATTGTTCCTGCATTTTTAATTCGTTTTTCTTGCCAATCAATTCCGTTTGAAGAATTTAGAACATATCCATTTACTCCAACAGCAACCCAAACATTATCTTGATGAATAATAGATTTAAAACTCTTATTATTCAATAAACCAGTAGATCCACCATTAGAAACAGTCCATGTTAAACCATCATCAATGGAATTAATGATACTTCCTGCAGCACCAACAGCAACCCACTTATTATCTGCATAAGTTATATCATTAAATCTAGTTGTAATTGAAGTTGTTGTAACACCAGACCAAACTTCTCCATCTGTAGATCTGTATAATGCACCAGCATTACCTACAGCAATAAATGTTCCCTCATTATATCCAACTCCAAAGAATTCAGCACTTGCATACTTGTTAGCAACAACAAAGGATGATGAAAGACCAGCTGTTCCAGGCTCACTATACAGAATTGTACCAGCAGCACCAACAACAACAGTTCTTTCATAAGGAACATCTGTAGATATTCCTGTTAATGCATTGGGGAATAGATATGATCCAACAGCTGCAGCATTTAAATTCTGAGAAATATTTTCATGAGTATAGGTTGGTATAAATCCAACCTGTTTTCTTCTATAGATGGTCGTTGGGCCAAATGTTGATCCCTTTGTTGTACTTATTGTAATCGTACCAGCAACACCAACAGCAACAACTTCATTATTAAGTCCAACAACACTATTTAATTGACCATAAGTACCAGTTACTGATGCAGATGACCAACCAATACCTGTTGTAGATGTATTAATACCAGAGGTACTTCCAACTGCAACAAATACTCCTTCAGGAATATAATCAATATCATTGTAATTAATATCCGTATCAGAATTCACCTTAGTCCAACTATTACCAATTTCTTTAGTAAGTGGAACATTTACATAAAGAGAACTACTAATTCCAGATTCAAGTCTATTAAATTTAGAGATAGAGACTGTAGGAATATTTTCATATCCAGAACCACCACTCACAACAGAGATGGAACTAACAGTACCTGCAAACCCAACTGTAGCTAAACCAGTTGCAACATTAATTTCTTGGGTATTTACAATCTGTATTTGTCCAGGAATTTTATCAGTACTAGTTCTATTATCATATGCACTGAATAATGGGAATGCATTATCAACATATGCAACAACAGAACTTACTCCAACACTTCTGATCAATCTAGCACTAGGATAGAAATTACCAACTTGAAGTGGTCTATCCTTAGCAATAGGTAATCCATCAACTATCAAATCGTTTTCCTGTTTCTTCCAAGCAGCAACTCTAACAAGAGCTGGATTGGTACTAATTCCACCTCCACCATATGGAGGTGTTTCTATTTTACTAATATCCTTAATTTCAGAAACAACACGATCTGTTTGTGTAGGAACATCCAAATCTCTAAGTAATTGAAGTTTATCACCAACTTTAACAGTTTCTACTGGGTTTACAGATTCAATATCCTGATTACCACCTCTATAGAATAATATCTGTAGTTTACTACCAGCTTTAGGAGCCTCAGCAAAAATTACTGTAGTACCACCTTCAAGTCTATAGTTCTCACCTGGTTGTTGTAATACATCATTTAGGAATATAAGTAGATTATTTGCTGGAATAATAGAAGTATCTAATGATGCAATTGTAACAACATCTTTAGTCAAGACAGTCTTAGTTAACAAGAATGATTTCTTAACACTATTAAACTCTTCTGAAAAGTCATCTAGTGGAACAACTTGACCAAAACTAAATCCAGAGAATTGATCAGTGATAGTTGTCTTAACAGTTAATGTAAATGGTGATGTTGAAACACCTGCACGGAATGGTATACCTTGTACTGTTAATACTTCACCATTCTTATACCCAAAACCTCTATTCGTAATATTAGAATCTTTTACAACACCACTAGAACCAACTGTTGCATCAACCATTAATCCACTACCAGATCCACCAGTTACAGACAATCCAGAATAACCAGTTGCAATACCAACTTTAATAGTTGGAGGTACTGTAACTCCTGTACGTGGATATGAATGTTGAGTTAAATTACCATCTTTAGTACATGTAAATACGAAGGAATTATCATTAAGTCTTGCATATGATGTAGCTTTTCTAATCTTATTAGCACTTTGACCTGTTATAAATGTATGACTTCCTGTATAAGTGGAACCACCAACCCAAACATCAAATGTATCATTATCAATCCTAGTGATCTTTATCCATTTTCCAAAAATAGGATCTGTTTTTCTAGGATAATAATGTCTAGTTGCATGACTATCTTTCGCACATGTAAATGGTAACGCATCTTCAA